TGTCTGCTTCTATAAAGACATTATCGACCTGAATGTCTTTGTCATAGTTTGTGTCTGATTGTTTCATTGCATTAGGAAAATGAATTTCAAAATCATCTAGATTCTTTACTCCAGGTCGGAGTGGTTCTTTGAAATAATCTTCAGTCATAAGTTTCATTTAAGTTGGATTTCAAAATCAATTGATTTAATGCACCAGCCTGATGCAGTTGTGAGTTCTTCAATTAAATCGTCCTCATCATCTGCTGACCAACAACCAATATGGTTACGAATAACATTTTGTTGCTCATCATTAGTCATGGGAGATTCATAATCATCTTTGAAATCAAAGTCAATTGATTTAACATTAAAAAGCATTAAGTTACCTCCGTGATGTCATAGATTTCTGGTTTGTCATTACTAATTTCTCCATAAGAAGGGAAATCATCATCAAGACATTTCTCTGCTAATGCAGTAACTTTCTCTTTAGTTTCTGCATGATATGTGTACTCATAGTAAATAGTACATTTTGCAAAAACTCTAAATTCTTTAGTCATTAGATAGTCCCTAGTTGACGTTGTTGCCATTTCAGAAAGGTACTCTTTAAAGCATTCTTAGCTAAGAGCTTACGAGTTGGATCTTTCTGTGTGTAATGTTTCTTAGGACGTTTGGTTAATCTCTTTGGTTGTAGTTCCATAATTAGTAATAAACAGAAATGAATAAAGAGCTGGGATCATGTACTTCGACTTACATGACGACTTACATAGATGTATAAGTATGCAGACCTATGTAATCTCTTTACGAACCACCATAAAGAGACCTACATCTAATGCCCAGCTACGCTAAGTATTTATAAACCTGGGTGCTAATACGCTACCGAGGGGGGAGGGGACAAGCACTTAAACGATGTCCAAGATGCTTAGAAATTTTACCTGTATTTTCATGCTTAATCTCATAGTAATAATGAAAACGACCAGCTGAATTAGATTCATGGCATACCTTAATGATATGACCATAGATTTGATCTTTAAAAGCTTTAGAGTTCTTTGCTTTTAAGGATAAAGCTGGATTGTTCTTCTTAAAGACTCGATCACCTATTTGAAAGGTTTGTCCAACAATGGGTCGTGTCATAAAATTACTATTAATATTGCATAAGCATACTAGAAAGGGATTCTTTCAGCAGAATGGAGTTTACATTCTGGAGTGATAATGAATTTGTGTGGTTCATCAATGTCTTTAGTCTTTAGATGATCTAATTGTTTGATGAGAATCTTTAATGATTTCTTAGCAGCATCTAAATTTTCAAAACTGATTGTACCTCTACTTGTGTGGCAAGGTCCAATACAAGTGGAATGTTCTATGTAAATAGATTCATTACCAGCATTTGGATGACAATGATGAGATGTTTTTGAAACTTGAAAAGTTTGATTTGTAGGAGTGTTTTGAAGCTCTTCCTCTAAGCTCATGGTTAATGTTGCGATTGGATAATAACCTGTCTCGTCAGGATGGGTCGGTTAGTTCCCATCGACTCCCCGAAGGGAGTTTCGACTATTTAGCCATAGTCTTAACCTCTTTAGAAGTCTTAACTTCTTTAGTAGGTTGTTGTAGTTTTTCTGCTGCTCTCTTTTCTACACTGATTTTACCTAGTGCAGAACAGTAGCATTCATCAACTACTAGTTCATATTTACCTCTGAATTCACCTTCTTCTGTTTTCCATGTCTTATAAACAACATGGTATCTCAAAGAAACTAAATCACCTTGGTTTCTCATTTTCTGAAGTCTTTCACCATAACCGTTATAACAAGTAACAGGTATAGCTTTAGATCCTTCAGGAGCACCATCAGGTATAACACGAAATTCAGTGACTGAAATACGTGTATTTTCAGGGTATCTAATGGTTACATCGCTAACGATGCGACCAATTAATGAACCGTTGTTACAAGCAGACATGTGAGTCTCCTAGTGTGCTGGAGCCTATCCCAGTCGATTAGGCAGAGAGGATGAACCCCTCAGGGAGCCAACCCTTTCGGGAATGACTCCAGGAGAGAATCAACTAGATTTCCACGTTCTTAACCCTCGTAATGAAAGAGTTAATAGCTTCCTTTAAAACAGGTAGATACTTGTTTTGGAAGTCGGAAACTAGATCGTTCCATTCCTTTAGATGCTCTTTCCAACGAAGGATAAAATCACTCTGGTAGCTAAGAGTATCAGTACCTAGAAGAGGAATTTTACGGACAGAAGTAGCAACTTTGTCACTTTGAGATCGAACTTTAGCTAGTTCTTCCTCAAGAGACTTGATGTCACTAGTATGTGTTTTCTGTAAATTGTCTATTTGATTCATTTGATTTTCATTAAAACCACGTAAATCTTTAATAGTGAGATTTAAAGAATCACATTCTTCTTGACTACCGTCGTAATCATCTTGAAGTTCAATCTTTTCAAGATAGAAGCTCTTCTTGCTACCATTGCGATATTCCGCATTGGTTTTAGGATCTAGGTCCACATCAAATTTCTTGATGAGACTTTCCTGTTGAGCTTTGTCCATAGAACAAGTAGGTATAGAACAAGCAGGGAGAACCCTGCAGGGAACCTACGAATAGGCTCCGTGAAGGGATCATTGACTACATGACTTTTCCTCGTAATAATCTCTCATGGTTTCTATTAGATCTTTGCAACCAGTCATACGACTGATTTCAAATTCTCTAGCTTCTACCATTTCGTCATAAGGAGAAAAGTTTGTAACTTTGTGATACTCCATGAGTAATGACCTATTGTGACTCGTACGGTTAATAACCTGAGTAGGAGCACATTGAACCCAATCATCAGATGTTTCTGATTTTGGAGGCCAGAATTCAAGTTTGTGAGTAATAGCCATAATAAATTAGGGGCTAAAGGACAAGGGGATGAACCCCTCAGTCTGCCTCCGAAGAAGCAGAGGGAGAGGATCAATCAGGAGCATTGAATTGAGAAGGTAAGTACCAAGGGGTAAATACTTTCAATGCACTGAATAATCTTTTACGTGTCTCGATCTTGCGATCTATTAAAGATCTTTGGTAGCGATCTTCAATGTCAGACCATGTGTGATTACTTTCCATACTTAACCTCCTGGCGTTCGATTAATTCAACAACTTCTTCATAATGTTCACGAGCTTGAGCAAGTGATGCAGAAGTACATTTGGGATAATCAGGAGCACCTTTAAGAGGTTCAAAGGTTACACGGGCTTGATTACTAGCTTCGTTAATGGAATAAACGTAGCAAGCAACTTTTGGGTGTACCAAGGTAAACTCTTTGATCATGGGATAATTCCATGTGTGCAGTGCCTATCTCTGCTGTAGGCAATACCGAGGGAGGGAGTTGAACCCTCCTTAAGACCCACTCAGTTATTCACTAAAGTATTCTTCACCTTCTATCTTGATGACTTGTTGCAGTGAATATTTAGCCATAACGTCAGGACGACGATAGGTTTTCACAGCTTCATCAATGATGGAATTGAATTCAGTTTCAGTGATGGAATGTTTTCTAGACATGATGTCGAAGTAAGCTACTCTCAGTGAGTAGCAATACTGAGGGAGGGAGTTGAACCCTCCATTACAGCTAAAGCTGACCAAGCTCAGTTGGATAACCATAGTCATCACAAAAGTTCATCATGTTCTGGTGCTTATTGACAGGCCAGTCATGTGTTAAACACTGATGAGCTGTAGCCTTATCAAGTAAGTGACCAATCACAGATGGGATGCCTAGAAATAACACTGCAGTAGCAGCTACTGATAGGACATTTTTATAAGGTGTAGGCATGATGTCGAAGTAGGCCACCTTCAGTAGGTGGCAATACTGAGGGAGGGAGTTGAACCCTCCGATACAGCTAACGCTGACCAAGCTCAGTTTTTAACAAGGGATACAGTGCAACCACGAGGGGTTAGACGCATCCACCAATAGAGATATACAAAAGGAACGAACAAGAAGAAGACTCTTCCTGCTGCGTATCCGTCATAGTCTCCATAGGAACTAAGAACGCTATAAAACATTGTTGAATCAGTTAGTTGGGACGTATGAGTGCCATGAGCCAGAGTAATGATGTGTGACTACAGCCATGCCAATAGCAAAGATTGCAAATGGGATTGGATAGTCATCAATCATGTAGCTAATGCCAGCCAAGATACGTTGAATAGATTTCATGATGTCGAAGCAAGCCATCCTCAGTGGACGGCAATGACAAGTGGGGGAGTTGCACCCCCGACCTGGCTATGATCCAGTAACTTGCCTATGAGACTCAAGGAAGTCTCCTGTAATACGTGGTCTTCCCATATCTTGGATGCGAGAAGATCCTTTGCGGTAAACAGTCTTAACAGCTGCTTTAGCACTTGGGATCAGAGTCTCTTTCTCCAAAGAATCAGTGAAAGAACGTAATAGACTTACAGATTTAGTACGAAATGACATGAGTAATGTGTCGAAGTAAGGTGTACGATTGCCTGGGCTTACCTGCGGAAAACCACAGTGCCAAGATAAATACAGTTCTACACCGCAGTTATCAGAGCGAGATTCTCACCCTAATTTCGGGCACGATTGGGGAAAAACCGTGTAAATTTGGGGAAAACCTGTGGAAAACTAGATGTAAAGCTGTCGTCAGGCAACTTAGCGAGGAGCGAAGCGACGAGCGGTACCTCAGAGGTGTCACTCGGTAATGTCGATGGACATTCACTCGATCCTTCTATGCCTTCCTTTTTTTTTTCTTTCCAGTATCGCAATCGGGAGGGTGGTGGGAGACTACTCAGGTAATTTTGTACCCTATTTGGGCTATACACGGCCCCTTCTTTTGAACAAAAAGTCTAATTTTGTACTAAAAATTCCTAATTAGCCCAAGTATGCAGCCAAAATCCTTTTTCGTACGAGTTAACTTACTAACAATTATTAATTATTTTTTACTTTTCTTATACTTAAGAGTTGCATCTACTGCTTTTTTAAATGATTCTTCATCTGGAAGTTCAAATGCTAATTCTTTTCTAGCTGATGTTACAAAGTTACGAACATCACCAGCAGTATTACCTTGAGCAGCCATCTTCAAAGCTTTATCTTTAATAGCTTCTAGACCATCAACTCGTTTTTGACGTTTTCCAGCCTCCATTCCGCTTCATTCACGTTATTTACTAATAATAATCGAAGTATTTCTTAGATTTATCAAGAATAGAATGATTAGAAGGAAATAATTAAAGAATAAGCTGATATGGCTGTCGCTGCTGCTGATTTTTACACATATGCTAGAGCCACTGGCACACCCTTACCTCAGAACAAAAAAGAAGAGGCTGAATTAGTACCTGCTATTAATCAATGGAAGAGGAATCAACTTAGACAGCAAAGACAAGAAGAAAATAATATTAATGGTGGTGCAATTGCTGCTGTTGCAGGTTTAGCAGGTCTTGGTGCTGCTGCATTAGCTGCTAGTAGAGGTGGATTGAGAAGTAGAGTTACAAATGCAGTTGATCCTACTTCTGGATCTAGAGTTTCGACAGGTGTTGGTGGATTACAACAAGATTTAAATGAAAAAGTAACACAAAGTCGCAATTGGGATGATTATAGAGATTCAATTGCACTTAAGACACAAGTAGATGAACAAGATTTTGTAGAACAAGCATTAGATAAAGTTGAAAAGGATGCAATAGGTCCAGCTTCTATTGATGAATACACGGGAGAAGAAATAGCTGCTTTAAAAGCTTTTACTGATTATGGAACAGGAGTTGAAAATAACAGAATAAGAAGAATAGAAGAAGGAGGAGAAAAAGTTAGACAAAACATCATAAGAGGTTTGGAATTACCAGAACCTTCTTGGGAACAAACATCTGTAGTACAAAATAGACAACCAGAAGTTAAAGCTATATCTCCTAAAGAAGTTTTAGCTTTACCTCCTGCAAAAGTACAACAAGAAGTTGAAGATCCTTGGTTCACACAAGCTATAACTAATAACGATGTTGATAGTCCTATTACTACTAATGACTTTTTACAAAAACAAGGTCCTGGAAGATATACTGCTCCAATTGATCCTGAAAAAGTAACTAATAATTCTGTTGCTAATGTTCCTAAATCTACAACAACTGAAAATCAGACAATTAGTGCTATTAAGTCAGCAGAGGATCAAATTACTGGAAGAATATATAATAAAATTGTTACAGATCCCAATGTAGATACAAGTAATCTTGATGATGTTAATTTACAAAATATTTCAGAAAACCTTCCTCCACCACAACAGGAACAAAGAGTTGGTGTTTCTAAAGAACAAGATTTTGTAGAACAAGCATTAGATCAAAAACTTTATAACAGGCTTCGCTTTCAGTCAGAAGAATTAAATCGAGACGAATTAAAAGCACTAGAAGGTATTAATTGGGAATTAAAAAAATCACGTAGAGCAGCACAACCTAAACCTTGGGAAAATAAAGATTTTAATGTAGATAGAATTATAACTACTGCTCCTATAAAAACGGGTAATCCTATTGTTGATAGTTTAATTGGTCGTCTCCCTACTGCAGTTGTTGCAGCTAAGGAAATTGCAAAACAAGGTGCTAAAGATGTTTCAGATGCAGCTCAAAGTATTAAGAAAGCTGTTGTAGAAAACGCACCATCTAATCTTCCTGATTTCTCAAGAGTTCCTAACTCTGGAATAAATACAAGTGCTACTGTTCAACTATCAGATGGAAGTGCTGCTGGACCTTTATATCCTTTTAAACAAGCTTGGAGAGGATTAACTGGAGGTACAAGTGTAGATGCAGTAGAGGACAGTGTAGATGCAGTAATACCTAAGGGAAAAGTTATTGATTCAAATGTTGAAGGTGTAGATAAAACATATGTTCTTAACGAACGAGACCAGATCATTCATGAGTTAGGAGCTAAATCTGATCTTCCTATAAATACTCCTAAAGATGTAACAGATTTATCACAAACAGAACTATCTCGTCTTTTACAAAGACAAAGATATGAAATAGCTTCTCAATTACGTCAAAAAGGTGAACCTATTACCCCTGGAAAAATTGAAAGGGAATTAGAAAAATTTTACGGACCGAAATCTTATGACTATGTACGTAAGCTTAATGAAGAGTTAAAGCAAAAAGGTTTGCCAACAAAAAATATAAGGAACATTACAAAAAGAAAACATGCTATGCAACTAGGAGCTACTTATGATCCTGACTTTTTTGATAATGTAAATCTTAAGAGTGTTAAAATTGCTGGAGAAGATATACCTGTTATACCATCAAGAAGATTTACAGAAGCAAAGACTCCTTATACAGGTAAGGCATATTTGGATGATTATAGTGACAGCTTAAAGACTCCTTTCTTTTCAGAAGACACAGCTTTAGGTTTAGCAGAACAAGTAGAGAAAAAGAAAAATTGGGGATTAACTCGAAGGGCAGAAATAGAAAGTGATATAGCTGAAATTTATAAAGAAAGAAAAATTAAAGCTGAACAAGAAGGGAAAAAAGTTGCTGCACAATTAAAGATAGCTGAATCAAAAGGTCAAATAGGACTTGTAAAGAAACTTTCAAATCAATTAGAAAATATAAGAAAAGTATGGAAAAATCCTTCTTTAGGTTATTATCGTCAAGGTGATATTAGATTAGCTGAAGGACGGTTAAGAGGAATAGCAAGAAAAGAAATAGAGATGCAAGGAGAAATTGCAGATTTGACCGTACCTTTAACTGTTGCTGAACAACCAGAAAATGCAGGTAAACGTGTCTATTTTGAAATAGATACAACAGGAGGAAGCGGTAAAAAGATCGGCAAACAATTAGCTCCTGGAAGTAGGGATTTATCAGATGAAGATGTAGATGAGATAGATAAAGTGGGAAATTATTTTATTGATCCTGAAAGTCTTCAATTACGTTCTGAATATCAGATTAAAGATACAGAACTAAAAGGTGGTCAGGGAAGAAAGCAAGCTGAAGCTCTTTCTCCACGACCTGATAATCCTTTAGATACACTTGTTCCTTTGCAACAAAGAGGTGGAACTTTATTTGATAGAAATACTAATACGTGGAAGTTAATGGCTGATATACCAGAAAACAATAAAGGATTAAGTCGTCAAACTACAAGACCTGTTGTTGATGCTATTGAACCAGATAGAGCAGGAAGTGATCCTGGAGGATTAGAAGAATCTCCTAGAATTTTCGAAGATGAACAAGGTGGCGTTACCGATATATATGGTAGACGGCTTGCTTCCGATTTAAAAGATGATGACACAGTAAGACCTACTCAGCTTGTAGGAAAAGTAAAAGGACCACAAACACAAAAAGCTACTGCTGAAAGAAGACGAGCAGTTAATATATCTGAGAATATTAGACATTTGAGTGATCCTAATTGGCTTGCTTCAAAAGGATATGATTTAAATAAAGTATCACCTAAACAATTAGTTGGAGAATACTTGCAAAGATTACAAAGTAAGACAGGTAGTGCTGATTTAGAAGAGTTTCTCCAAACAAGAGGTCAATCAAGACCTGCTACTTATGAAAATACTTATACAAATTTACGAGGTAATAGAGTTAACCTTAATGCAGAGGTTGAACCTTCTGTAACTCAGACTAATGTTGCACAATCTTCAAATTATCCTGCTGCACAAAATCAAGTGAATTACGTACCTCCCACTGAATCAACAATACGATCTCTTTCCATAACTCCTAGTGAGATAGAAAAAGCTGAACGTATGCATTTACTAAATTATATTTCTGCTGCACATGGTCAAATTAAAGGTGGGGCAAGAGCTGGTGGTACTAAAATGAGAAATAACTTAACTCCTTATCAATCACCTTCTGATGCAATGATTAATCAGTTGGTAATGAAAAGAAGAATGGAGCGTCTCTAAATGGCTAATAAAAAGAAAAAGGATAAAAAGAAGAAAAAGGATTGGATCGGTTCTGCAGTAGATCGTCCAGGTGCTTTCACGGCTAAAGCAAAGAAACGTGGTATAACCTCTGCTCAACTACAAGAAAATGTTTTAGCCAATCCAGATGAGTATGATGAGAAAACAGTCAAGCAAGCTAATCTTCGTAAGACATTAGTTGGTCTTGATAAAAAGAAAAAAGCTAAAAAGTAAATGGTTAAAGACGCACGACTAGATCTAGGACGTTACATCTCTAATCCTTTTAATAAAAGAGGTGAAGTAACAAAGCGTTTAGATTTTAATGACCTATTTAAATCAAGAGCTGCAGATGGAGAATATCCTTGGAACCCTTCTCGTTTTACTAGTCGAGATCTTTTGAAACGTTCAATGACTAGGAAAACAACGTTAAACCCTGATCTTAACTTTGTTGGTAATTCTCCTTTCTTTGATGAGAATAGATCTTCTACTCAAGACTATGAAGTGTTTGAAGGAATAGGAAGATTTAACAGACCATTTGATTATGATTTTGAAGAAGGTAGAGCACGTACAAAACAAAGACCTGAACAACAACCTGATTTTAATCAAGAATGGTTAGAAGCTTATAACATTAGTCCTACATTAAATCCTGCAGAAAATGCTAGTAACCCAATGCCTCGCATGCGTAATCCTGATCCTCATGGTTACTTAATGGCAGAAGCTGAAAATGCAGTGAAGTCAGAGGAAGAAGGAAGTACATCAATTGCTGAATTATTATCTAGAGAAAAGAAAGTAGTGACAGAACAAGTAAAAGCAACAGAAGAAAGACAAGGAGATAAAGCTATAAAAGAATCTAAGGATAGTCCAGATAAAATAGAAACAACTGGATAAACAAATGGCATTTAGTTTAGCTAGAAATGTATATAAAGGAGTTAGTAAATTACCTTTAGGACAAAGGTTTTTACAACGTGGTGGAAAAGAATTAATTGGACAATCTATTCCTGGTGCTCTTATTACTGCAGGCATCTCAACAATGGCTACAGGTAATCCTTTTGCAGGAGCCTTAGTAGGAGGAGCTGACTTAATTTCTAGTTCTGTATTAGCAAGAGGTTTAGCTGGTACTGGTTTAAATAATTTTTTAGCAAAGAGAGGTTTACCACAAACTGCAGGTAGATTTCATCGTTCTGTTGATTTAAACCAGACGAGAACAATGAGAGATGTTGCAAAACAACCTCTTGTTTATCACAGTAGTATGCCTCAGAACATGGGAATGTTAGTTGGAAGTGTAGGTTCAACATTAGCTCTAGAACCTTTATTTTATCCACAAAGAACGGTACAGCCACAACAGCTGGCAGAACTTAGATATATGACGGGTTAGGAGAAATAATATGTTTGCTCAAATACAAAAAGGATGGGATAGAGGAGTTGCTTTAACAAAGCGACAAGGTAGATATAGTAATAGTGTTTTTGATCCTCGTTTTTATAAAGAATTAGCTAAAGGTGAAACCCAACAAAGAAATAAAATTACTGGAACAGGTACAGGAAGAAGTGTTGCATTTACAGGAACAGCTCAGCCTATTACGTTATTAAAAACACCTTTACAGTTTGCAGGTGCAACAGCAGCACGTTTAATTACAGATTTAGGAGAAGATGCAAGTCGTAGATTTTACTGGCATTACAATCATCCCAATCCTATTTCAGATTCAGTTTCAAATAAATTTTTAGGTAAGAAATTAGCAGCAGATTTAAAACCAAAACAAGTAGGAGGAAGCGGTAGATTTAACCCTACTCAGCGTAGTCTTATACGTCTTGCTGCAGTTGGAATACCTGTTGGTGCATCATTAGGTCATTTAGATTTAACAAACCCTGGTGAGATGTTTAGAGCTAAAGGTTTTAAACAGAAATATACAGATCAAGGACAAGAAGATAGAAGACAGACTGCTCAAGCTGCTCCAGAATTTGTAGATAGAGTTTTATTAGGTAGAAGAGGACAACCACTTAAGTATGAAACAGCACAACAAGATATTCCTGATTTAACACCTGAAAGATATGGCAGATATATGAAACATGCATATCAAAATAAAGGACTAACAGGTTTAGGTTTATTGAAATTTACAGGTGAAAATTTAGAAGGTTATCCTGAACTTAGTGTTGTTGGTTTCCCTGCTGGTTTACAAGCAATTGGAGCAGGTGCAGGTGGAACTATAGGATTAAATAAAGCATTACAAACAAAAGCAAGTGCTCCAAGGATTGCAGCTCGTAGTGGTAAGTATGCCTTAGCTGGAGCCTTAGCTGGAAAGTTATCTAATATGGCAATTGCAGCTGCTAACAGACCTCGGTATCCTTCAACATTAAGTTATAGTTAATATATGTACTCTGATAAAATAAATATATTAGATAAGTATTTTACAAGATAATGTTTCCAATAACGAGTAGTAATACACAAAACCCCTTACTTGATAGAAGGTCAGTTGATCCATTTGAAATAGTAGGAGAAGGTACAAATAGAACATATAGGCCAGGTGGTGGTGGTAATGTAGCTTTAGCAGGTGGAGGTTTACTTGGTCAGTGGGGTTTAGGTACAGTAATGGATGATCTAGGCAAAAGGCTTGGACCAGCTGGTACTGCTCTTAAAGAAACTTTATTAGAAACTGGTCAAAAAGCTGGAGAAAATCTCCCAGGTGCATCACAAGGTTTCCTTAGATCAACAGCTCAAAAAATAGCTCCAAAGGCTTACGCAAGAGCAGCTACAGCAAGCACTTCAGCTGGTGTTGCAGCAGCAAAGAATGCAATAAAAGCAGGTCTTGGACGTGAAGCTGTAAAGAACGCTGCACAAGTTGCAGGAATAAAAGCAGGAGGAAAGATAGCTGGAAAATATTTAGCAAATAGAGTTCCATTCTTAGGAGCAGGAATTTCTCTTGCTGCAGGTGATCCATTAGGAGCAGCAGGAACTCTTGCTGGTGGTGCCATAGGAAGTATGATTGCCCCTGGGGTAGGAACTGTTATCGGTTCAACGATTGGTGGTGGAATTGCTCATGGAATAAGGAATGTAGGAGGAGGCATGCTTGGCCTTGGCACTCCAGGTGATCCTTTAAGTGGTAATCCAAATGCAGTTTTATTTGGAGTACCTTTAAGTCCATATGCAAAAACTCTTAAAGATCAAAAGAGACGATTAGATTTATATGAAAGAGGTGAGGGTGCATTACTACAAAAAGCAAATGAAAAGCAAATGGAAAGGGAAATGAAATTAATGCAATTAGGAATGTTACAAAGCCAGATGCAATCAGGAGCTAATGCCTTAAGTCAAGTTATGGCTAATAACCCTTATACTTAATAAAGGAGATTATTTATTATGTCAAGTTCATATTTTAAAGGACTGGAAGATTTGATACCAAGTAATTTCACTGGAGGTCCAAATGTTTTTGGAACGCAAATTGGAAATATGAGTGGTTCTTTTACACCACAGAATGCTTTACAAGGATTCAGTAATTTTTTTACTGGATTTCCTAGTCAAGATGAGATAATGAATATAAGAAAAGATTATCCAAGAAGCGATCATTTCAAATCTGAAACTGATTTAAAAAAAGAGAATAAATATAAAGATCCTATTACAAATAAGATTAAAGATATAGATACTAGAGAAGAAATAAAAATCGGAAAATCTACAGATGCCAATGTAGGAGGAGAAAGTGAGAGTAAGGGTGGCACCATGGGTAAATGGAATGAAGAGGAATATAAAAGGATTAATAAAGACTATTTAGAAACTGTAGGTACAGAACAAGCTAAATTAGCCCAACATAATTTTCTACTAAGACAAATGGACAAATTACCTGATCGCATGTCTTTAGGTAATATGATGAAAGCAGATGCTTATAAAAGCCAAGCAGATAGATCTGTTACTTCTAATCTAGGTTTGATGAGCAACATGAGTTTACCTTTAGCTGGCTTTAGATATGACTTCCAACGGTTTGGTTAGTTTAAAATAATAAGATGATTAAAGAACAAGGGAGGGAAAAATAAATCATGGTAGCACCGATAATAGGTTGGAAAGCCGCAGCAATTTTAGGAGGAGCAGCTTTAGGTAGTGGATTACTTCAAAATAGAGGTGCAGGTATAGGAGCACAAGCCAATGCTGACATGCTGGCTCAGCAAATGGAGCAGAATAAGTGGAATATATTAGAAATGCGTCAGAAGAATTATGGCATTTTAGGCGGAGAGATTGCTAATAGAAATTTTATGAGAACTGGGAATGAACAAAGACAGAAACTTGCAAAAGATTTTGGAATGTTTCAAGCAGGTCCACTTGCTAGAGAAAAAGGAAAATCAATGGTTGATGCTACAGCACGAATGAATGCTTTAGAATCAGGTCCAGAGGCTACAGCATTAAGAAAACAAAAAAATTGGGAAAACATACAAACTCAATTAGCTTTACGAGCAGATGAAGCTAATCGAAAATGGGGCTATGTCCCTAGTAGAAATCCCTTTGGATTTGGAGGTACTACATAATGGGATCTAAAACAGTTGTACAGGCTCCCGCACCGCCTCCAAAAGATACAACAATGCAGGATTACCTGGAGTATCAAGGTAAAAAAGAAGATAGATTAGATTATCGTGATTGGGCTGCAAATCTTCAAGATTATAAAGCAAAGAAAGGACAGCAACAAGCAGGTCGTGCTGGATGGCAAGATCATAAGAGTTTAGTTCAAAACCAATTAGAAAAAGGACTACTTACTTATAATGAAGCTCAAAATCAATTAACAGATTATGCAGATAAATATAAGTTAGCTGCTAATACAATTACTAAACCAGGAGAAGATCCTAGAAGAGGCTGGAAGGAAGCAGATCGTCCTGATTCTTTTGATGATATACCTGAATATGAAACACCAGAACAATGGCAATCATGGTCGCCTAATCAAGCAAAGAACACTTTACAACAGTTCTATACAGGTACTGGTGATATAGATCCTGTAACAGGTGAAAAAGACCGTGGAATATTAGGTAGAAGACAAGATATAGGTGTTGAAGCAGCTTATCAAGATTTACTTGGTAGAGACGCTACTAGCGAGGAATTAGCATCAGCTAGAGATAGATTTGGCTCTGGTTATTACAAAGATATTGATAGCTTAAAATCTACTCTTACTCAAGGTGAAGAATATACAGACAAATTTCAAACTAGCTATTTAGCTAATTACTATGATACTCAATTTGGAAAAGAATTAAGAGACGATGAAGGTAAGAGAACAGGTAAACGTAAGTTTAGTTTTGATCAAACTTTATTACCAAGTTACGGTACAGATTTAGCAGAAAGAACAGGAGTAACTTTACCTGACTTTGGTGATTCATTCACAGGAACACCTGGAGAAATTGATTTTCAATTAGAGAATGTTAAAAGATCTCGTGAGTTTATTTATAATTCAGGCTTAACAGCTTTACAAGGAGATATTAATAAAAATATTGAATCACTTAAAGTTGAAGGTCAAAAAGAAATTACAAAGATTGCTAAACAAGGTGATATTTATCAAGGTTTAGTTGGAGCATTTAATTTCTCTTAAAAGATACATTACTGCTAAAATTAGTTTAAGTTAAAAAAGTATTTGAAATGACTCAAGGTACTAATCCAGGACAAGACGACTATTTCGATATTACTAAGTTCGAAGAGCTTCTTAATCGTCTAGAAGGTTCTAAAGGTAGACAACAGCGTCAGAAGTCTGTAGAAGGTCGTCGTGATACATTTGCGGCTGGTCTAGCAAACATGATGAACAACTTCTAAATTTCTTATAGGATTTATTCGTTATGACAAGCAGCGTTCCCCCAGGTCAAACTGATGTCGATGACTGGTTTGATTTAGACAAATATAGACAGGCCGCTGGTGTCGCCTACGATTTTTCCAAAAAGAAAATGGAGGATGCTGGTGAGCAAGATAGAAAAACTATCGGTAAAAAAGGAACCGAACAAAGAACGTCTGCTGCCCAAGAGCAAGAGTTCAAAAATAAAGACGAAGAAAGAGACTACAATCAGGCCCAACGAGCTTATAGATATTGAGCTATTTGAGTCATGGGTTGATGATTTAGATTCATCAACTCAAGAATCTTTCTGTTCCTTTTCATCTGATAATTATTCAGTCATTGAAATATATTTATATTCCCGATTCCTTGGTTATCGGGGATCTATTACTGCGTGTGATCTTTGGATAAAAAATAATCATCCTAAACCAGATCATCGTAAAAAACTCTTGTATGAGATTGATGCAATGCAAGAGGATATTCGTAAATTACGAGCTGATGTTGAAACAGGTTTAGTCAAGCGTGATGCAGGTGTTGCACGTGTTGCTTCTATGCAAAAAGAAGTACGTGGACATATAGATTTAGTTGAAAAGTTTACTAATAGTAAAGATAGGAAAGGTTTATTAATGGCTGGTGCAGATCGAGCTATTAGAGAATTAATGTTTATTTTTAAAGATGATCCAATTGAAATACCATTAGAAGAAGCAACGATGAGTGTTTGGGCAAGGATGCAATTAGAAGAATAACTAAAGTTAAAATAGATTATATAAATATTCAGGGTTATAAGTCATGGGTGCAGGAAGAGCAATGAAATCTATTATTGATAGACAAAAAACTACAGAAGAAAAAGCAAAATATTGGGATCGTAGAAATGAAAGTGATAAAGCTAGTGAGCTTGTTGGAAAAGGTTTAGGTGCTAGAGCTGAGTTTAAAGGTTTTGATCGGGATGCATTCGCAAGAGAAAAAAGAGAGTCAGCTAGAAATAGAAGAGCTACTAGAAGAGATGAAAGACAAGCAAGAAGAGAAGAAAGACAAGATTATTACAGACAACAAATGGATGAGAGAAGAAGAGCACATGAAATGAGAAAACCTAAAGAAGAAATGGGTAATGTAGGTGTATTAGGTGCTCCTAATCCATACGGAGACGATGCCATTTGGGATAACAAGAATAGAAGTTGGCAACCAAATACTGGTACTCAGCGAGCGAAAGAAAGAGCCTTTGTTGATTACTTTCCAGAAAAAGAAGAAATTTTTGATGTAGAGGGTAAAGGTCTTCCTGGATATGACATAACTAAAGAGATATGGCAAAGATCTCAAAATAATAAACCTGAAACAGCTCGAGACATGCCTATGACCAATATTTTTGGTCAAAGTAGAGGAGTTAACTTAGGTCCTGGTTCTGCTGATAGAGGAGCTGTTAATGAACAACCTCAAACTGGTGGAGATAATAGAGACTTTAAAAAACTTTATGAAGAACTCTTAAAGATACATAACGCAGGTAAAAAATAAAATGGCTAAAGGTAAACTTCCTCCACAACTTCTTGAATATCTAAAGAAAAAAGAAGCTAAAAAAAAGGATGGGTCTGAAATGAATGACAAAGAAAAACGTAAGGCTGCTCTAGATAAAGCCCGTAAATATCAGGATCAAAAAAAAAATAAACCAAAAGAAGAAGAAAAGTAATTCAGACTGCGGTTGCAATCATTAGTTATTATTAAAGTAATAGTTTGATTATTTCTTGTGCCTTCATATACCCATCTGGCTTATAGACGTAATGCGAAGGCTGCAGCACGTAATCAACAAATTAAAAAACCTAAAAATTTAGAATCATTAGCTAAAGCTAGAGATGATTTTGGATACTTTTGTGATTATGTAGCTGATAAACCTCCTGCTTATCATCATCAAGAATGGAATAGAAAATTTGTTACGAATGAAGATAGTAGTTGTTTAATAAAAATCGCTGGACCAAATATAGATCTTCTTGCTCCCCGTGGTTCTGCTAAATCAACTGTTCTTGGTTTATTAACTGCTTGGGCTATTGGTGTTCATACACAAGCTGGTCTTCCATTACAAGTTCTTTATCTCTCTTATACCGTTGATATTGCTAGATCTAAATCAGCAACAATTAAACGTATTATTGAAAGTAAAAGATACCAAGAAGTTTTCCCTAAAGTTCGCTTACTTAAGAATGTAACTAGTAATGAATACTGGTCCATTGATCATAAATTTGCAGGTATAGATACTACTGGTGAAGAACAATTCACTCTTTGTGCAGCTGGACTAAAAGGTTCTGTTACATCTAAGCGTTCTCATCTTGTCATGATTGATGACGCTATAAAATCAGCTGCTGACATCGCTAATCCTGATATTCGTAAAACAATGCAGGAAAATTGGAATGCAGTTATCGCTCCGACTATGTTTGAAGGGGGTCGGGCTATTTGTCTTGGTACTCGGTTTAGGCATGACGATATTCATTCCACCACCTTTAACGAACAAAATAATTGGATACAAATTGTCCTCTCTGCTATACAAAATAATCCTGAAACAGGTGATGAAGAATCCTATTGGCCTGAAATGTGGTCACTGGAATACTTAAAAGAAAAAAAACGGCAATCTCCGATTGCCTTCTCCTTTCAGTATATGAATCAAGTCGTGCGACAGAACGAATTATCGCTTGCACCTGAACTGATCGTTAAAGCAGAAATATCAACCGAATTTGATACGTTAGGAGTGGGGGTAGACCTGTCAGCGGGAATAAGAGAAAAGAATGACTATACAGTAATGGTGCTAGGGGGGAGGATCGAGGATCGAATACATATCATTGATTACAGAAGAATACGAGTAATGGGTAATTTAGAAAAACTAGATGCATTAAAAGAGTTGTTAAATGATTGGTCAATCATAGGAGTTGATCAAAGTGGTAATTATTATCCAACTCACTCAACATGTGATGTATGGTCTGAAGCTGTTCAATATCAAGCATCTTTAGAAGCAGACTTTAAACGTATTTGTCTACAAAATGAAAGTTTATATAATTTAATTTGGCATCCTGTTAAAGGTTTTAGAGGTGATAAGTTGGCTAGATTCCGTGGAATTATGGGTATGTTTGAAGATAGAAAAATTATATTTAATCGCTATCGAAACTTTACAAATATGTTTGAAGAATTAACTAACTTTGGTGTGAGTGGACATGACGATTGTGTTGATGCATTAGTTTGGTTAGTAACAGGCTTAATGAAGAAAGGTCATTTACAATTAGATTACTGATTTAGAATAAATATATGGGACCAGACTTTCTGACACTTGCATTAACAGCTGTTATCTCTTCTATAACAGGAGGTGGTTGGATTGCTAGTAAAGTTTTAGAACGTCATAAAGAACGTTTAAAAGATTCTATTCAAAATGTAGAAAATCAAAGAATGCGGATTAATGCATTGGAAGAACATGTAAATAGAATGCCTTTGGAATATGTTTTAAAAGTAGATTTTGTTCGAGAATTACAAGATATGAATGATCACTTTAGAGCAATTCATAATAAGCTTGATAAGCTAATGGAAAAGCTTATAGAAAAATGACTTACATATTGGAATTGGAAGATAATGTTTTTGGTGACTTATGTATTAGTTTTCCTCCTGAAATAACAGATGAATTGCAATGGCAAAGAGGAGATCATTTGGAATGGGACATCAAAGGTATTGGAATTATTTTGACTAAATTGAATGATCCCAAAGGATATAAAGTACAAGAAGAGTAAAATAGATTTATATATTGTTTAGTATCAATGTCTACGATTAATTATAGAGGAGAACAAGGTTTCGATCCTTTTAGAGGTAGAGGAGGTGTTAATGGTGTTGGTGGAAATTTAGGAGGATTATCAGGTAATACAACAGGTGCTCCTGTCGGTTTTAATCCTAATAGTCAATTACAAATAGCTGTAATGTCAGCAGACCCCATGAATCAAATGGGTAATTCAGGATATTTTAATAACACGGAAGTAGCTGGTGGTCCTTCATTATTTCCTATTCCTAAAGACATAAATAAAGGAGAAGTAAAGGGAGTAATACGAGGTACTCAAGGAGGCTCTAGAAACGATTTATCTAAACCATATGGAGGTTTACAAGGCAGATTACAAGCGATGGGATCTAGTAATTTAAATAATGCTTTGCATCAGATGGGAGGAGATATTAATAATCCTAATTTTACAGCAGAAAATAAGCAGTTTAATACAATCAATGGTTCCTCATCTCAACTCCCTGGTAGCACAGCATTTAAAAAAGTAATGGGAACACTTCTTGGTTAATGAAAACAAAAAAACTTGTTAAACAAGCACTTAAAAAAAGAAAATTATTTTCAAAAGAAGAATTACTATTTTTTAAAAAATGGTTGTATCTTAAGAAAAAAAGCAAAGCTGCTAAAATTAATAAAAGGAAAGAGGCAAAAGATTAATGGCTACTGATGCAAAAGCCCGTCTTAAAGAAATAATTGACTCTTATCTTGAAAGAGATGGAGGAGCGTCTATTGATACAGGAATAGTAGCTTCTCATTTAGCTCAGATGAAGCTATTTGGAATTAGACAAGGAGTTGAATTCTTTCCTGCTCAAGATAACTTTGGTAATCAAAGAAAAGATTTTATAGATCGAGTAATAAAATATAATCAACTTGAATCACGTTTAGATTCTATTTGGGATTATTTCTTATGTGATGGACAAGGTTTATTTTATATTCGTCCAACTAATAACAATTATCGTTTATATTATTTCAGACAACATGAGTATAGAACTTACTACAATCCTGATGGAGAAATAGACGAAGTAGTAATTATCTATAACTATAAAGTTAGAAAACAGCATGGTGGTGATCAAGCTATTGCAGATTCAAACTTAACTGGTCAACAGCAAGATCATCATAGTAAAAAACGTTATATTCGCTTATCCATTAAAAGAAAAACAATAGAAGAAACTCATTCTGAACATGAGATTAAATTTGATGCACCATATCCAGCAATGCCTGGAAAGAAAAAAGAATTTAAAAATACATTAGGTTTTATTCCTTGTGTAGAGATATTCAATAATCCAAAAGGTTTTTCACATGAAGGATCAGGTGAATTTGATGCTTTAGCAAATCACATCTGTACTCATGATGAGATTATGCAAACCATGAGAAAGAATATAAATTTCTTTGGTAATCCAACATTACTTTCATCAAGACCTAAAACTGATTTAATGGAATCAGGAGAAGCTAGTGTACAACGTCCTTCTATTGCAGCTAATTCAGGTTTTGTTGGTGTTGGAGCTTTAAGTCAATCACGATATAAATCTGATCCAGTTTCCCGTGGTGTTGATGGACAAATAAGAGTTCCAAGAGTTATTGCAAATTTGGAACCAAATGATCGTGTTGGATATATTGTTCCTGATGCAGTTACTGGAGATCAAAATGCTTATTCTCGTATGTATCGAGAAGAAATACGAACTGCTTTAGGTGGTGTGGATGAACTATCAATATCTGCGGGTATAACGGCTACAGAATACAAATCATTATTTGGACGTGTTGCTGCAACTTCTAAAAAGAAAGCAAGATCAATTTATGACTATGGATTATCTCGTTGTTTTGAATTAATTATTTTTCAAGAAGAAAGAATGTTCCGTGAAACATTAGCCGCAGCTGCTGGTTTAGAAAAGCCATTAGATCTTCCTGAAACTGCTACAGATGAAGATAGAAATGCATATGAAGAAGCAATGAATATGTTTGAAGATCAAGTTAAGCAATTAATGATGGCTTGTTTACAAACTCAACAGATACCACCAGGAGTTTTAGGTTTAATACCTGATGGTGATGTAACCATGCAATGGAGATGGATGGGGCCAGTATATGAGGATTCAACTCAAGACACTTTAAATAATTCAATTGTTGTAAGAAACCTTCAAGAATTAGGGGTAGATAGCATAGAAGCACTGAAATATCTCTTTCCGTCCAAGACGGATGAAGAAAGAGCAGCAAT